TGATGTTCAATCTAGACAAGGAACTTACACTTACCCTTGTTGCAGGCTACAACGTCAAACTTCGCAATGCCATCATCAAACGCTGGCAAGAACTAGAATCGGCCAGCCAGCCTCAACTTCCAACAGATTACATCTCTGCACTTGAGCATCTTCTTGAGGCTAAGAAGAATGAACAAAAGCTACTTACCACAATCACAGAACAAAAGCCAAAGGTAGAGTTCGTTGATAATTTTGTAGACAGCTCAGGACTAAAGACTTTCCGACAAGTTGCTAAAGTGCTTGGTATCAATGAACGTAAATTTCGAGAGTTCTTGAAGTCTGAGAAGATTATGTACCAGCAAGGTAGTAGTTGGCTACCTTATGCAGAGCATCTAAATGCTAAAAGATTTGAGAATAAGACAGGTGAGTCAGGTGGTCACACATTCATCTCCAGTTACTTTACACCCAAAGGTGAAGTGTGGATTGCTGGTTTGTTGAAAGATAAGAATTTGATTAAGTAACAACCCCAAGGCTTCTTCCTAACGGTCGAAGCCTACTTACTTTAGTGTTCTTCAAGTCTATGCGTAAGTCTTCCAAGACTTACTTCTAGCCTTACCATAGAATCCTAAATTAAGTTTTCTCATTAACAGAACAACAAAATAAAGGATAACTATGGCATTAACGGATTTACAAAAGATTCGAGTCGAAGTCCAAGACATCGACCCTTCACTACCTTTTCTTCCAGACGAAACCTACGAATACCTCCTAGCCAAGAATAACAATTCAGTTCGTAGAGCATCCCTAGATGCTGCTCGTCTAATCCTGTACCAACTGTCAATGCGCTCTACTTCAGAACTTGTTGATTGCCTGAGCGTCTCAGGTGGACACAAAGCAGCCGAACAATACCGCCTAGCATTGCAGCAGTATATTCGTGACCCTGCACTAAACCCACTCTTCACATCAGTTCAAGGTTATGCTGGTGGAATTTCAAACCAAGACTACGAGAGCAACATCTCCACCACCGACAACAAGGCTGTACAAACCCCGCAGGAGGCTCTACAACGCCAGCAACCTTCAAATAGTACCTCAGGTACTTACTTCACGTTCTAAGGGCTTGTATGGCGTTTAATCAATTCCTACAGGCTGCTATCAGGCAGATTGCAAGACATGGTGTTCTAGTCAACTACATTACTGTAACTGAAGGTCAGTATGACGTAGAGACAGGTACTACAGTAAATGCTGAAACTACCCTGCAAGTCAAAGCATTCCCTAAGCGTGTACGTGCTACTCAATTCAATTATCCAAACCTAGTAGGTAGGCAAGTTGTGGAGTTCCTTGTAGCAGGTAATGCTTTTACTGCAAGCCCTACTACTCAGAACAAGATTACTTACTTAGGTGACACATACACCCTTGAGTTAGTCAGTTCACACACTGCTCTAGGTGAAGTATGTTTGTATAAGCTACTAGGTGTCAAGGCTTAACCTATGGTGAAGATTGATACAGCAGATTTAGTCAAGCAACTAGAAGACCTTGAGAAGCTAATCACCAGAAAGCTAGAAGCTGCCGTAAGAGGTTTTGCTGAAGAAGTAGCTACTGCTGCTGTACGAAGTACCCCAGTAGGTGACTACGACAAGTATCAAGGCTTATACGACTCTCGTACTACATGGCCTAAGACTCCAGGTTTAGCAAGAGGTAACTGGCAGTATACAGAAGGTGCCTTGCAGTTCAGAATGATTGCTGACCCTAGTGGGGATACAGCAATTGACGGTGTTGGTGTGAACGCTAAGAACTACAAGCTAGGTGATAACTTCTATATCGGTAACAACGTACCTTATATCGGAACACTAGAACAAGGTGCATCGAATCAAGCTCCGGCAGGCATTATGCAGGTTGCTGAAGGTATGGTACTAGCATCGTATCAAGTAAACCTTCAGAGAGATTTTGATGCTACTAAATAAGGAGCAAGATGTTAGACAAGATTAAAAAAGCATTTGAGAAAAAACTAGCAACAATGACTCCTGCTATTTCTACTGCATACGAGTCAGTAAGCTTCACACCAGTCTCTGGAGTACCTTATCAACGAGTTCAGATTGCTCCTGGTACTCCGGAAAACACGGTCTTAGCTTCCGGCTTTTACAGAGAAAAAGGAGAGTTCCAAATCTTTCTAATGTACCCTACTAATCAAGGTACTGGTAAAGCATTAGCTAGAGCACAGCTAGTCAGAGATACTTTCAAACGAGGTACTAATCTTGTTGAGGGTGACTTGACTATTCTGATATTCAGAACTCCTACTATTGCAGGTACTCAGGTGCTAGGTGATAGGCTAGTAGTTCCTATTATCATTCAATATACTTGTGATGTTCAAGGTGAAATCTGAGAACTTTGTAACAAGTAACTAATGACTCCTGCGATTCTCGTAGGTTGTTTTAAGGCGTTGTGAAAACGCTAAGGCGTCTCGTGACGCTGATTTGTAACCGCAAGGTTATGTTTAATTTGCAAATTAAATAAAGGAAAATTATATGGCAAAAGCTCGTGGTATTAGTAAGGTAGTTGCTTACAAGAAAGAAACTACGTTTGGTGAATTGGCTGGTGATAGTGGGGCACGACAGCTTCGCAGAACTTCTGCCGACTTTACAAGCACTCGCTCTAATTATGAATCCTCGGAAATCCGCACAGATCAGCAAGTTGCTGACTTCCGTCTAGGTACTCGCAGCACTGAGGGTACGTTGGAAGCTGAACTTCCTTGCGGCTCATATTCTGAGTTAGAACAAGCAGTTCTAGCCCGTGATTTCACTGCTGCTGGCACTGCGGCTCTTGTAGATTTTACCATTGCTGCTAATGGTATGCTCTATACTCTGACTCGCGCTACAGGCGATTGGTTGACTAAGTTCGTAGTTGGGGATGTGGTACGAATCAGTGTAGCGGGTTCTGCTGCTAACCAAGATAACAATCTGATTGTGGTTGCTCTAACTGCTACTGTAATGACTGTACGCGGAATCTCTTCTGTGGCCCTAGTACCTGAAGCTGTTACGGGCGCCACTGTTACAGCAATTGGTAAGAAGACCTATGTACCAAAAACTAATCACCTTGACCCCTCGTTCACAATTGAAGAATGGTATAGCGACATTGCTCAATCCGAGGTTCATACCGGTGTTAAGTTTGGTTCATGGAGTATCAGCGTACCAGCCAGTGGGTTAGTAACTTCTAGCTTCAGCGCAATGGGTCAAGGTCTGAAGAAGACAGGTACCACCCAGTATTTCACGTCCCCGACTGCAACGTCTACAGCACCTGTTCTTGCTGCTGTAAACGGTGCTATTCTGGTCGATGGTCAGATTGGTAAAGTATGCGCCACTGACTTCTCAATCAATATCGAGCGTCAGCAGGAAGCATCAGAATGCGTAGGCTCAGAAGTTGCATCTACCATCTTCACCGGAATGATCCGTGTTACTGGCTCAATGTCTGTTTACTTTGAAGACACCTACCTGCGTAATAAGTTTGAGACTGAAGAAATTCTAAGCCTAGTTCTGGCACTGTCTAGCGGTTCAGCTAAAGATGCAGACGTGATGACTTTTGTTCTACCTAAAGTTAAGATCAGCAACTTTTCAAAATCAGATTCCGAAATGGGGATCGTTGCCTCTGTGGACTTCACGGCTATGTTAAATGACGTGACGACCGGCGGTCTACTAGACACCACTATCGCAGTTCACGATACGACTCTGGTTTAATCTAAAGACACCCCAAGGATAAAACCTTGGGGTTTTTCTTTATTTGGCTACTCTCCATCCCTTGGTTGTGTGAGTAACAGCAGACGGGTTGAAGAGCCTCTTAGGGCACACTCCAGTTTCTTTCTTGAACATCATCCTCGTTGCGTAGTATTGTCTACCATCCTCATGAAAGAATAAAAACTTTCTGTAGTCAAGTTTCATAGAGTACCACTTATGTCTATTCTCGTAGAGGCACCAATCTCCTGCAACAAGTGAAGTCCCTGTGACAATATCTTTTGCGCTGATTATATGCGTCTCGTCAAATTCTTCTGTCGTACCTTTGAACTCTTCACCAGTCTCCATGTTGTAGAAATGGTGAACCACAGGGCATATTCCCATTGGCTTCCTAAGATGCTTGATATTATTTGTTGACAGAATGTTCATAGTAGTCCAGCCAGAAAGTGTAACTAAACAAGTGCCGTTCAAAACATTGTTCATGCTTACACCTTTCTTTTCTTTCATCTCCATCCTAATACCTATGAACGACTCGTAGGTAAATACATTTACAAAGTGATACACCTTTTGTCATCGTTAGGATTAAGTAATCCTTTGAAACCTGGACAAGTAAAACTGCATTCTGAAAAGTTTGTAAGACACCCAGTGTTATCAAATCTTCTGCCGAAGAACTCGATGTAGTCACCCTCAATGTCCAACGCTTGTGTTTCTGTCAAATTGTCAAAGACAATCTCCACAGCAACTCCGTACTTCCTTGCTGTTCCAAACCACATATTGTTTCTCTTGTAATGCTTCCAACCTCTATCACCGCGTCCCTTCCCAACATAGAAAATCTCACCATTGGTCATCTTCCGATGCACATACACATAGTAGCCTCTAGGCTCAAAGTCAAACAACTTCTCAATCTTAATCCTTGACTTCCCACCCTCGGCTTCCTCTCAACTTCTACATCACTTCCTAGCTCTACTTCCATCTAGTCCCTTTCTGGTTTGTAAACCACCATTTTACCACACCTCAGAACTTCCTGCAACAATTCCTGCTCCGCTACTTGAATTTATGCAATTCCTATGATATAATAACTCTACGTTGGTTGTATTACTTTAAACTACAATCAACCAAAGTTTCTTAACCGTAACCTATTTCGGGTTACTTAAATTATATCATTGAAAGGATATACACATGGCATTTGACCTAAACCAACACAACTTCTCCACTTCTGCTCAAGAGGGTTTTACGTTCGCTCTAAAGCTACCTACTGGTGCTGACTCCGGTGCAAAGCTAACCGTTCTAGGTGAACTCTCTCCTACTGTCAAAACTTACTCACGTAAGAAGTTTGCCGAATACCAACAACGTCAAGTAATGCTCAAGCGCAAGGGTAAGGAAGACGAACAAATCTCTCTAGACGAAGCAGAAGAAATGGCCGTAGAGAATGCTCTAGTACGCCTAGTAGGCTGGGAAGGTATCTCAGAAGAAGGTAAGGAAATCAAGTTCACTAAAGAAAAGGCTCGTGAAGTTCTGACTGCGCATTCTTGGATTCGCGATTCTATTATCTCTGAAAGTCAAGACGTTCTAAATTTTCAGCCGAAGACGCTCAAAGTCTGATTCTATACGCCCGCCAGGAATTTGAACTTTCTGGTGGAGGCGCTAACTCGCTAAGAGCCAAACTAGAGCAAGTAGAAAAGCAGACTGGTAAGCGTCCGAAGGAGCTAGATGAACTTGTGGAGTTTCCAGCATCCATGATGTACCAATGGAGTTACTTTATTGCTTTGCATAATAAAAGAAGTTCTAATGGATTTGGGATTAACCCAATCTCTTACACTGAAATGCAAGCATATTTTAACCTCATTGGTTACAGACCAGAAGAATGGGAGATAGACCTAATTTCAAAATTAGATTCTACTGTACTACAGGTTCATAGTGAGCAGCAAGAAAAAGAATCAAAGAAAAAGAAGTAAAACTCGAATAACTACAAGCCCTGCTCCGACAGGGCTTTTTCTTTTGTCTATTATTCGGTAGACAAAATAAAACAACGTAGTCAAGGAGAATACTATGATTATAAGAGGTGTACAGTAATGTTTGATATTGCCCTCAAGTTTAGCGTTGAAACTCAGGAACTTATCAACGCCAGAAACGCATTACAATCCTTGGCTCAAGCAGCCGGGGAACTCAACAAAAACCAAGACAAGGCAGCAGGCGCTGCTGAACGTCTAGCTGCTGCTAATGAGAAATCAGCAAAGGCTAGTAGTGATAACGCTACAGCTTCAAAACAAGTATCTGACGCTGCTGATAAAGTCGCAAAGTCAACAAAAGGTCTAGCTGAAGAGACTGATGCAGCTACAGCTCGTTTACAAAGAATCAATGACCAGCTAGGTTTTCTTCGTAACGACCTTGAACTAAGTGAGACTGGATTTACCAAGTCACAAGCAGGTGGGCTTGCATGGGCTAAGTCTGTTGGTGCGTCAGAATCTACTATTAAGGAGTTCGCAGGGACTTTCGATAGATTCAACAAAGTAATGGGTGAGCAATCACTAGACAAGTCCGTGAACGGATTTGCAATGCTCAACCGCCAGATTCGTGAATATGAACAGTCTCAAAAACTGGCTGCTGAATACACTGCCCTTACTTCTAATCAAGTAAAGATGTTAGCTCGTGACTTAGAGACTTTGAAGCAACAGAACGAAGCCTTTGGTAAATCTGCTGGTGCAGGTGCAGCTAAACTTACTGAAAACTTTGTAGAAGCAGCCACTAAAGTCAATGCTTATAACGAAGCAATGCGACAAGGTGAAATCGTAGCCAAGGCTAAGGCTGCTGCTGATGTTGCTGCTGCAAAAGCAAGTATTGGAGTGATGGATCAAGCCGTAGCTAGATTCAGAGAAACAGAAGCAGAAAAGATGCAAATCATGGAATCTAACCGTAAGAAGGTTAACGAATACATGATGCAGACTTGGGCTGGGGATGTCGGTAAGAAATCCTCAGAACTCTCTTCAATGGCTGAGTTCTATAATAAGCAAGCTCAAGAAGCAGATAAAGCTGCTAAGTTAGTCGCAAGAGCCAAAGAGGAAGAAGTTGCTGCATTCAGAAAAGCAGAACAAGATAAGCTACAAATCCTTGAGAGTAGTAGAAAAGCTGTCAACGATTATATGATGCAATCATGGGCAGGTGGTGTTGGTAAGAAGTCCGATACCTTATCTCAGATGGCTGCTCAGTACGCTGAAGAGGAACGTCTAGCTGCTGCTCATAACACAAAGATGCAACAGCTTAAAGCTAACGCAGACAAGATTGCAGCAGATGCTATTGCTTACCTAGACCGTGAGACAGCTAGACTAATTGCTACCAATGATTCTTTGTCTCGTGGATTTACTCAAGCATCATCTAATGCTTTGTTCAAATATAAAGAAGCCCTAGAACTTACAGGCGCTTCTGCAATGGAAGTAAAGCAAAAACTCTATCTGCTTGAGCAAGAGTTAATCAAGAAACAGAACCTGTCTCCTTTTGCTAAGATGCAGGAGGATATGAAGAATATGCAAGAGCAGACTAAACACCTAGCTCGTGCTATTTCTGTTCAACTAGG